CTCCTGTATCAATCAGATAATTTCACGACGCCTTCCAGTTTATCGCCACCATCGACGGTCAGACTCTTACGCAATTCCACCGCGTTGACTGCATGTTCTCGCTGCCTCAGTGCGATTTTGACGGCCTTACCTTTCACCCCATCAAATCAAAAGCCCTCACGCCTTTTTCATGCTCAGCGTGAGAAATATGGCCATTCTGTTGTGTCTCTGCGACATCGTTCAGGGAATGCTATTTACCCCCTGAAACGCGGGCTGTTCCCCCGTCACCTGCGCGCAGAAAAAGCGCGTTTTTTTGTGCACGCACGGATCCTTGACGGATCCAGCCGCCATGCGGGCCGGAAGGGTAAAAAGTCGTTCAAAAAAATTGTGCAAATTTGTGCACTTTTGTGCAAACAAAAAGCGCCCCTGAGGCGCTTTAGTGTTTTATAGGTTGTGTATATTTGCTGGGTCCTTATCCTGCTGTGCTTTCAACTGATGAGGGGAACAAAATCTTTTCATCAAACCCTGCATTCATATCATGGACAGCAACACACCAATCCATTGACGAACGATTATCAAGAGCCTCCATGATTTCATCCATGCGGCGTAGGTCATACAGGTAAATGCTTTTATCGCCAATGGTGTAAAAACCAATTTTTTTCGGTGATGGACAGCGATCAAGAACGTCCTGTAATTCGCTCAACCATGCTTGTTCTTTTTTTGTCAAAGTTGCCATATCACTCTCCTTTCCCATGAAGCATAGCGGCGCGGCAGGCGTTCCATATTTCGGCAGCAATATCGCGCTCGCTATCGGTTAATTTGTACGTGGAAACATAGCCAGAGAGCATTTCTACGTTTTCCGGAGTTGCTTCTTCCGGCACTACCGGCGCTGGCAAGGCAGCGTGATAGTAGAGTGGCATAGTTTTGTACAGTGGTTCGCCAGGACTTCCGTCAACCTGATTCCATTCTTCAACCCAGGCATCAACAACCGCTTTGCTGGTTGATACATGTTCTTCTGAATCTACATTTTGTCCTGATATACAGAACATAACTGCCTCTGCTTCCAGCGATGCCAGAGCAATTTCATAAGCCCGACGCTCAATATTGTCTCGGACGTCCAGGCTGCCTATGCGCTCTTTGATTTCTTTAATCAGTTCTTTGTCGGTAAAAGTGGTCATATCAATCTCCTTTGGTACCAATGTTTACAGCCTGGTAAGCCTCTTTGAGCACCCAGTCAACAGCGTCTTTCCATGCTCCGGTTTCGACTGGCGGATTCTCACGCTTTACCTGTTCATAGAAACGCACCGCTCTAACCAGTCCATCTGACGGTTTTGCCTGTAGTGCAGCCTGAGCTATGCGGTATGCCTGGAGCATACGGGCGTCGTTGATATCCATTCCGAACGGAATTTCTGATGATTGTGACTCTGCATCTTCAAGCCTGGCAATTTCTTTACGTAAGAAGTATTTCAACTCTTGTTTCTGTTTTCTGTTCATGCGTTTTTTTCCTTTTTGTCTGTCACTTCTTTCCTGATAATTTCATTGCACAAATCCACGCACTCATTGCAGATGTAAACAGACGGTCCGGCAATCACCTTTGTGACTTCGTACTGGGATTTATTGCAGAAGCTGCAATAAACCGTCTTCTCGCCTGAAGTCCATGTTTTGCTGGTTTCGCCAGACATCAGTTGTTTGAGGTCTTTTTCACGACGAAGAACTATCTGGCCACATTCAGCTATTTTTTGGATGTTGACATTTTCTTCTTTCGCCAGCGCTTCCATCCGCTCAATCAGTCGCTGCGCTTTTTCTCTGTCAATGTGTTGCATTGTGTCCCCCTTGTTTATGCTCCCGGGTTAAAGTCATCAGGGCGGATGCGCCCTGATGTTGTGTTATTCGGGAAATAACGCCCGGATATTTCCGGCCATCTGACTGGTTATCTGTGCGGCTGATACTGGCTGTGACGCGGGGCGTTCTGTCCTGGTTTGTGTCATTGATAACGCCTCATCATCAGCCCATGCAGCCAGTCGGTAAGCCTCTGCCGGATTCATTTTCAGTAGTGCCAGCCCGGCCAGAAAAGCCACGCGTTGACCACTTTTGCGGGCTTCTGGTGTAAGGCTGTCCAGCCAGGCGCATGCTTCGCCTTCGTTCTTGACGGCGGCGGGCTTCAGATAGAAACTTATCCGTCTGGTTGGTGTCGTCATTGGTTTACTCCTTGTCCATTGCGTACAGCCCATTAACCAGAGCAAACTGTGGCACCCCGTCCGCGATGAAAGTCGCATTAACTCCGCAGGCTTCGCGGATAGCGGGTGCCACAATCTCTGCCCCGCCACCGACAACCATCACCCGCCCGTAACCCGAAAAACCCGCCAGCGCGCGGATCACGCGTTGTTTCAGTGTTTCTTCCTTTTCACGAATAACCGCCATCAGGCTGGCGTAATGCGCGTCATTGTGGATGTGCTGGCGCAGCCAGGCTTCATCATGGCGATGTTCGATAATGGTATTGGCGATGTGGTGACTGGTACGCATACCGTTAGTGGCCATCACCGACAGTACGGCATCGGCCATCAGGGAAACGCCTACGTGTGGATCGCAAAGCACCTGGCTGATACCTGCCAGTTGTCCCTGAACCTTTGCCACATCCAGCGTGGTTCCGCCTAAATCCACAATCAGCAGGGATTCAAACGGACTCATGTCAGCCAGTGCCTTAAAGCCAGCCGGAATGGATTCAGGCATAACCCGCACGTTACGGATAGTGAATGCTTCGCCGTTCTGGTACTCCACCGGGCGCATAACGTTCGCTTTTTTGCGGTTGATGTTGGCCATGTCCGGCTGTGCGTTTGTGTCGAAATACTCGCTCAGTGGCAGGGTGACAACCACATCCACCTCCTGTGGCGTGATGCCTGATTTGACCAGCGCGTGATGAATGGCGATTACATTCACATCGCTGTACTGGTATTGCGTGTCGGTCGTCTGGACAAAGCGATCGCTAACCGGATCAAAACCATAGCGCACGCCATCAAGCATGTAGTTCGCGGGCTGCATGCCACCGAACGGCGCAGACCATTCCGACTTGAAGCTGTTCGGGCTGATGGCGTTGCGGCGTTCGCCATTCTCAGTCCATGCCAGCTTGATGTTGGTGGAGCCGTCGTCGATACAAATTTTCATGTCGCTTTTCCTTATGTTGATTAATTAATCGTTTACGGGATTCTGAAATCCCGTTTTTGCCTGTTTTGTGTGCGCTTCATATATCGCGGCGCGTTTTTTGCTCATTTACGGGATTTGTGAATCCCGTTTCTGTCTGTTTTTTGTTTCCACTGGTCAGGCCACCCCGCAGCAGGTCTGCTTTGCGGCGGGCACGTTCAGTGGTTTCACTGATTCTCTGTGCGTGCTCTGCGTCGCGGATGGCGCGCAGCATGTCAGAAAGCACGGTAACGGGGGGGGTCATGGTGTTCTGGTCCTGCTGAAGTGTGGATGCCAGACGTGCGGCGGCTTCGGGGTCTGATGCCCCCAGCTGTTCCAGATAGCTGGCGACCGGGTTATGGCGGATCTCCGTGCTGCTTACGCCGTGATTACGGCTCAGGCGCTGCCAGAGCTGCGTGATTCGGCTGTCCGGGCGGGTATCCGGTTTGCGTACAATTTCAAATCCCTGCGGTGCAATGATGCTGCCGTCAACGTACAGGCTGCCGCCCCGTAACAGGTGCTGCATCTGCTGTTCACCGATATGCAGGCCGAGAGATTCGGCAGATTCCCGCCATTCTTTAGCGAGTAATTCGTGGTTATCAGGCAAAGGCCGCTGCTGTTTGCGGCTCTGTGTCCAGCTCTGCATTTCATCACTGCTGTTTTTTGCCTGTTTGTCACGCAGCGAACGCATCAGCGCCCGGCGTTCGTGCCGTTTCAGTGAGCGCATCCATTCGTTCACGTCAACGCCGTCAGGAAGCTGCGGCCACGGTGCTGGCCGTTCTTCCGGCTGTTCTGTCCCGTTGTTGTCCGTTTCCTGTACACGGGGACAGTTATTGCCACGAGTCCAAGGGGCGGCAGGGCCGCCCTGAAGGTCAAAACCATTTTCGCGGGCGCTGTCTTCCGTTTCCGGTTTACGTCTTACCAGTTTCCAGTTATCCGGATGCGTGCACACACGGGAGGATTCCCCGATGAGTGGTGACCAGATCCCGTAAATCTGTACGCTCTGTTCGCCGTAATCATTCAGCTCATCTGCGAGGTCGTAGGCGGTGCGAATCAGGTAGTCTTTGCGTGGAACAAGTACGCCGCCCTGTTTTTCAATGTAGGTGGCAAAACACCCGGCATCGGCGGCAGCGAGTACCGCATCCATTGCGTCATCTTTCAGTCGTTGCGGGCCTTCCGGGTTGCGTGCCATCTGGCTGGCAAGGCGGCGCAGTTCACGCCACACCTGACGGGGGGGGATGCCAAAGAACTGGAACTGGCGGACCCGATGAAGGCGCGCCCAGCCGATGGCGCGCTCCACACTCTCGGCCATTGATTTTCCGGTTTCGTGGTCAACGCGTGGCTTGCCCGTTTTCGGGTCGATGCCATCCACGGCGCGGCTGTCCAGGTTCTTTCCGATGTAGGTCGCGATATAGCTGGTTGGTGTGCCTTTTGAGCCGTCGACATACTCCGCCTTAAAGCGCGGAGTAATATCATTGCCCAGCTCGTGGCGGTCTTCCTGAATGGCAATATCGCGGGTGATGGCCACGATGCTGTCGATTTCTTCCGGATGAGCAAAGACCATCATATGCCAGTGCACGGTGCCGTCATGGTGAGGCTCCACCGTGCGGATGCCATACCAGCGAAGACCGTCGCGGTTCAGTTTTTTGCGGACCGCCGCAAAAAACGTGTTAACCAGGTAATCGCTGGAGTCGCGCATGGTGGCCCCGTTCCATTTGGGATTCGGATGACCGTTCTCTGTTGTGGCGTGGTATTTTGACGGGCAGGTGACAGTCAGAAACACCGCTTTGTCGCCACGGGCTTCGGCCAGAAGTTCCAGCCCCTTCATGGTGGCCATCATTTCTGCCTTACGGTGAACCGGGTTACTTACTCCCGCGTAATACACTGTCTCGAGATCAATCGTGAACCCGTCTTCGTTTTCCAGCATGAAACTTTTCAGGAAATCGCGTGTTTTCTCGCGCTGTGCGCGAAACTCGCTTAACGCGTCCTGGCTCAGATAGGGTGATGTTTTTCTGGAAACCAGACAGGCGGCGCGGAGTTGTTCTTCTCTCCACTCGCAACGTAACAGCCACAGTTTGCGTTTCCACCATTCCGCACAGGTCAGGCGAAGGACTGCGCCCGGCAGCAGCTCCGTGTCCGGTTCGTTCCTCCGGTCTTTATCTGTTGTCAGTGCGTCATAATGTGGAGGCATGATGTGCAGGTGTAACGCCATGCGGGCCAGCATCTGATACGCCTTCAGCGTTACATCCATGGTCAGCTCGCCATCTCTGGCACCAAAGCCATCACAGAGTTTTTCGAAGGTGCTGCTGAACATCGCCGCCGTCATGGTGGCCAGCGTCTGTATCTGGTGTTTGTTGAGCTGCGGCAGGTAAAGCAAATCGTCCAGGCGTTCGCGTCCGGCAAGGGAGCGATAACCCGGTGTCAGCCAGTGTCCGTCAGTGCGATCCAGACGTTCGAATATTTTGCGCAGGGTTCCGCGTGCATAGCGTTCCGCCTGCCAGCTCTTTTTGCCTTTCCGGCGATCGGCTTCCTGTTTTTTGCGCAGGAAGGAGAGGTGGCGAATAAGCGGATCGCGCAGATAGGACGGCAGCAGGCGCAGCGAGGCCATGGCTTCATCCACCGCGCCACGTGCCTGTTTTCTGGCTTCTCTGGCCAGTGTGATGGTTTTGTCCTGTTTTTCCTGTGCGTCCAGGCTTTTATTAATCAGGTTGCCCAGCGGCGTGGCGGAGAACGCCGCATCAGCCATTTCCTGGCGGCGCTCGTTCTCTGCCCGGTAGGCATCCAGCCAGGAGGAAAGCTCGGATTCAGGAGCGGGGATTCCCGTTCCTTCACGACCCACTGCGTGGCGCGGTTGTTGCCAGTCCCTGATGTACTCTGCCGTCATAGTGATTTACTTCGTCATGCCATTCAGGGTGTCGCGGCAGACTGTAGCCAGCCGCTGAATTTCCAGCACGGTGTCTTCTGTGTCGGCATGGCGATGTGTGATGCGGATGCTGTCGGCAATCACATCGACGATTGCAGAGGATGGGCGCTGGTAAATGCCAATAACGGACGGGGTGCCACCTTCAATGCGGTAAAGCCTGTAATTTTCCTCATGGCTGTCAATCATGTAGCGACCATCAATAACAATCTTTCCGTCAGCGAGCTGCGGTACAGGCAGGGATTTCAGGTACATGTCATAACGATCACGCACGCGAGCGGCAAGATCACGTTCTGTGTTGAGCAGGTATTCAAGAAAGTCGTTGGCGAGAATCATTGCGGCAATCCTCTTGCTACAGATGTGCGAAGGCCTCCCGCCGCAAGGTGCAGGAAAGGCCTGGAACAGGAATTAATGGAGTTTGTTTTGCTGCTGGATGAGCTGCTGAAGCTCGCGCAGATCATCCGCCAGATAGCTGAAAACAGAGGCGGAATAAATGTTTGATAGTGCGTGGCTGCGCTCATGCAGCATATTGATGTGCATGATTTGCGCGACGCGTGATGCGCGGAAAAGTCTGCGGTTGATTTCAGTCTGGATGTGACGACGCTCCGCGATAGCGCGGTGCTGTTTGCGGTTTGCCATGATGTGGCCTCTCTGTTAGTTAGTTTTGAAAACTCACCATCCAGAGGTTCCAAGCTCGGGGTGGTGAGACGTACAGGGTTGGAACTACCGGCTAACAGAGGACCCGGCCCAGCTGATGCTGGCCCTGTACGCCCCACCATAATTCTGACGCGAAAAAGACGTGGCGATACGGCACGCACAAAAAAACCGCTGGCGCGGTTGTGCGCTCTGTTAGTCTGCGGGGTTCCAATCCCGGCACCCGTTTTATGAGGTGCAGCGGAAATGTAACCTGACTGATTGCGGCATGGCAAGCGGTTTTTTTGTGAGAACGGCATACTAAAAAATCCTGATACTGCTCCGGCCAGCGGTTTTCACTGGCCGGGTTTAATTACTTCACCGGAACAAACGGAACAGCGGTGTTACTGGTCATGTATTGCGGTAGCGTGCCGTTCCATTTGTTAATCGCTTCCAGCTCCATAACGCCGGGATTCTGGCGCAGAGCTTCACCGCGTAAACGAATGGCGTCGGCTTCAGCCTGGGCTTTTGTACGAATGGCATCAGCCTGTCCGGCAGCTTCTGCGCGCAACATGTTGGCTTCTGCTTCGCGCTGTTTTACTTCCTGTTCGCGTTGCAGGGTTTTCTGGTTCGCTGTGACTTTGGCATTAATGCTGTCGATCACGGTTGGTGGGTATTCCGGTTTACCGACATAAGAGAGGCTCATTACCTGAATGCCGATGGGTGTCATTTCTGCCTGAATATCTTTAAGTGCTGAATCCAGCAGTTCAGACTTGCCACCGTCGATGAATTTATCTGTGGTCATTTTGCTGGCCAGTCGGTTGAGTGCGTCGGCGATCTTCTGGCGCAGGTCAGTGTCGGTAATGTCGTCCACGCCTTTGCGGTAGGTCTGAAACACTGTGGTAACTTTGGATGGATCGACCTTGTAGGCCACGCCGATGTGATAGCCGATGGTTGTGCCGTCACTCATCTGGAAGCTGAACGGGTCATCGTAGGTCTTCATTTGTTTGAAGGTCGGGAAGATGTAAACCTCGGTATTCCAGCCAGTCCAGTAGCGGCCAACGCCAACCACTTCGCCAACGCCTTTGTCGTCGCCCAGCTTGTTGACTTTGATGCCCACATTACCTGGCTCAACGCGATCGCAGCCAACCAGCAGGATGGCGGCAAAAAGCGGGAGAATCTGAAAGAGTCTGAATTTCTTCATTGTTTGATTTCCTTGATGTACTTACTGAAAAGGCGAACAACGCCTGCCGGGTACAGCATGGCAATGAAAATGCCCAGCAATACCAGGAAGGAGCTGTCTGATGAAATCATTCGGGGGAGTACCCCTACATACAGAATGAGAGAGACGAGGACGCATACCAGCGCCCATGCATATGCACGAAACCATGTCTTGTTGTTCATGTTGCGGCCCTTACTGGTTAAGGAAAAAATCGAAAACCTTGTCAATGCGTTGCAGCAGCTCTTGCTGTATTGCTTCCGGCGTTTCCGGTTCGCCTGGCGCCTCCAACGTCGCGCAGAAATCAGCGATTTCATGATGGAGTGTCAGGCGAATGGCAGGGGCCGTGGTTCTGGCGTGCTCCAACTCATCCAGCAGTGCCAACACCACTGACGGTTGTAAGCTCACGCGAGATGGTAGTGATTCATGGGGGGGTATTCTTTGCACGGCAGTCGCCAGTTCGCGTAGTTCCTGGTGGTTGATGATGCTCATGCTCTGGCTTCCTTCAGTAACTGGTTAAACATATTGGTAAGTGGATTGCCGCACCCGAACGGCATCGGGTTTACCTGGTAAGAGAAGCGACCACCTGTTTTGCGCTCTTTTCTTATGACTGAACCGCTACGCCAGAGTCGGCGTAACTCCGCATTAATAGCTGTGGTTGGGGTATTCAGTGCTGCGGCGATTTCTCCACCGCTACACCCCGGATTGGCGGCGATATAGTCCAGAATGGTCATCTGCATGACTCCTGTACCTGTCGGATAAGGTTCACCCGCACCACGTTGGTGGCGCAGAAGTAAGTGCCGTCAGTGAGGTAGATGTGGTGTGCATCCTTTTCTGAACGGTGTTTGTCGATTGTGGTAATCAGGCGTTCGTCGACTTCGTATTCACGTCCTCTGGAGGTAAAACGAACGACAGGAAAGTGCTTAATTGCCATTGCGCCCACTGTTCTGTTTCTGGCGACGGATGCGGGATAGCTGGATTTCCAGCTCTTCAATGTGGTCGTGCAACTCGTCTATTTCGGCGAAAAGCGAATCAAGGGTTGATGAGAGTTCCGTTAACAGGGCCTTTGCCGCCAGTGCAACAGTAAACGTGCCGATGTCGCGTTCCGGGTCAATTTCACTAACAAGTGTTCTGGTTAGTTCAAGAGCGACGGGGAGCGCCTCTTCCAGTTTGCAATCCTGGAGATGAGCAAGAATAGTTAATGCGTCGCATTGAATTTTGTCTTCTTTATTTTGTTTCATCGTTGCCGCCTTATTTGAATGTACAAAGCCCTCCGCGAGTGCGGATTGTTTTCATGTTTTCTTATTTAATCGTGTGTTTTATTTGTGCTGTTATTCTTCAGTGAAAAAACGCTCAATCTTTTTTACTGAATGAATAATTCGCACAATGCCAATTGCGCAGACCACTGAAATAATCAGAACAATCCATGACATAAATATACTCATGCGATATTCCCCAGCTTATACGGTTCAATATGTTCTCCGCATTCTGCGGCACAGATCAGCTCGGAAAGTTCGTTAAGTGCATCCAGATCATCAGCGTAAAAAGCCACGTCATACAGACTCCGGATTGCCCTGGTCAATGAGTCACGGGCTGCACGTTCAGCATGAACGCCTGATGCGCTTAAGCGAAAATAAAAACGCTCAAGTGCTTTGTTGATGAGTGTTTTATATTCTTTGTCCATTGCAACACCCTTTAATCTGCTTTCTGGATTTCAGCTTCTGAATCCATACAAATAATTTCGATATAGGGTTCATCGCCATTAGTCTTACGTGCTTTTTCCGCTTCGCTACTGATTTCGTGTACAGTCTGGTACGGAAGTTCTACGGTCAGGCGCGTGCCGTTCAGATAAACGTAAGTAGCTGCATTTTTTTCGGATGGAACGACTCCATCAATAGCTGATGCGCGTAATAACAGTTCACCGCGAAAATCAATAAAACGAATAAATACACCTTGAGCATGCTCTTTGGTCATAAAGCACCTGTTATAAATCAGCCTGTTTAATAAAACTTTGCCCACGAAGCAGACGATCAACCGTGCGAAGTGCTTCGTACAATGTGAAATCCTGCCCGAAGTGATTGTCGCCGCAGTTCAATGCAAAAATGCGGTTTCCGGTAAACGGATTGCGTGGGCATTTGTGGACCACGATTCCAGCTTTCTCAATCAACCAAGTGTGCTCGCCGATTTGTTTTACGGGATGTCCATCAGGTGTGGCGTGTGTTTCGCTCAGGCTGTAGCGAGAGTTGCTACGTGATGCACTGGTAGCGAAACGGTTAGCATGGCGTTCCGCACCGTTGCGGAAGCGCTGCTGTGAAGAATTGCGCTGTAGTTTCATATTAAAACTCTGTACCTTCGGTAAGGTGTACTCGTGTCACCTTGTATTGATTTGTGGTATTTTTTTTGTGTGTCTAGGACTTGGACTGGCCGGTTCAGGTCCTGGCTTATGTTTAATTAAATTGTTAAGAGGTTTTCATGTCAGAAGATAAAAAAGTTGTTAATTTGTTGAGTGAACTTAGTGCTGCTCTGGATAACATTAACCCTCCCAGGGTAAAAACGACGGGTGATAAAGACGCATTAAACACAGAGATTCATATATTACTGGCGTTAGTAACTGACAAAATTCAGCGTAAATACCCACCTGTCACACAACTGGTTGATTTTTAATTTGATTTATGCCGGGCTGCTCCCGGCATCTTCTAGCTGCCATAATGTCTCGTCACCTGATAGAGCAAAACGAAATGAGTGAAGTATATCCTCCCGAGAGAAGCTCACGGCTACAGCTGCGGGAAAGTCAAATATAATCCCACCTTCATTTTTAAAACGATTACGCAATTGATAGGCTATCGGTTTGATTTGTGCAGGAAGAGTATCTATATCTCTTCCATTGACAACAGAATCTTTGTTTTCAAGTACTGATTTAGCGATTAGATATAGATGCCAGTAACTGGTTACAATTGTTACTCCTGTGATGTGTCGTAAATTAATTGCAATTCGTCCGTTATTATGTTTTTCCGCAAGGTATTTCAGGTTATCAATTAATGCTTGGTCATTTTTTGAAATAGTTATTGTGAAATCTGACGTGTTTGTTTTCATACGATTAGTTGCCTCTGTTGTTTCTGAGTTGGTCCAGTTTTGAGCTTCTGCCTGTATAAACTCGCTTACCGTTAATGGTCTGGCAGTCTTCTTTATTAGCTGGAGAGAACTTCCTTTTCTGGCGGTCATACGTCCAGTAACTTTTCCAGTTGTGCCATTCTGGGGGCTCGTGCTCTGGTAGCTCATCAGCCAACTTGTCCCACTCTTTGGCGTTAAACCACCATACTCCGTCTGAGTTTTCATCTTCCGGGTTTGTGCGCGTCTTGTGTCCCGGCATTTGACCGCGATGAATGGCTACGCGCAGTGCAGATTTTGTTAGCCCAATATATGCCGCGCCTTTTTCCAGAGAGCAAAGCCCGGCGATCGGACCATCCAGCCGCAAAGTCGCTCCTTTTTTGTAGGAACGCTTTTTCTTGTTTTCTTCGTGCTCGTCGTCGTTGGCGGCATCAATGGATCCGCTGAGTGCGTCACTTTCCTGAAGTGGTTGGTGGTCAGATAACTCTTTATCGGCAATGAAGTCCCGCATTTGTTATCCTCTTGCGTTGGTGCGCTTGTCGCGCCTTGTGATGGTTTGTTTTGGCTTGTAAAGATAACCAAAAGGTTATCTTTGTGCGAGAGGTTAATACTCAAATGGTTATCTTGTCAATAGACTACGCAAAAAAGTTACGTCAGATACGTAAGGCGGAAGGGTTAACACAAAAGCAGTTTGCGGATATTACTGGGTTGTCTTTGGCAACCATAAGGAATTACGAATCGGGGCAAAAGAACGCTAGAGCAAAAATCGTTGAGGCGGTTCTGCAAGTCGATCGCTTTGAAAAATACATGCTGTGGCTAATAAAAGATAAGACGCTACCTGTCGCCGGGCAGATTGCTCCGGCTCTCTCTCTTGATGGATCTATTCAGTCGGAGGGCGATCAGGTTTCAATCGGTATTACCCAAAAATCACCCCGATCAGGCCGCAATGTTGGCTGACTCTACACATTGAGCGAATTACATATCGCAAGGAGTGTTTAGTTAATTTATCCGTTGGAGGGGCTAATCATGTCGATTAAGCAACTCAAAGACGGACGTTATCAGGTCGATGTCAGACCGCAGGGGGCGGAAGGAAAGCGGATTCGAAAAATCTTTGCCCTGAAATCAAAGGCTCAGGAGTTTGAGAAGTATGTGTTACAGAACTTTCATGACAAGCCATGGCAGGCTAAGCCAGCTGATCAGCGGCGATTATCAGAGCTGCTTGATGCGTGGTGGATGCTTGATGGGCGTAATCAGGCTTACGGGGATAGCTACAGGGTTAGGCTAGGGAAGGTTGTTCGTGAAATGGGAGATCCTCGCGCCAGTCAGATGACGCGAAAATTTATGCTTGAATATCGGTCAGAGAAATTACAGGCCGGATTAATGCCGTCCAGTATTAATCGTGACTTATGCGTACTGTCTACCATGTTCACGGTGCTGATTGAAGCTGAGGTCTTTCACAACGCGAACCCTGTACGCGGTATACGAAAACTGAAAGTTCAGAACACAGAGATGGCCTTTCTTTCTGATGATGAGATTGAACGGCTTCTTGAGCGACTGGAGGGTGATGCGCGTCGTGTTGCCATTCTGTGTCTTTCTACTGGTGCCCGATGGAGTGAAGCATCGGAACTACGTGGAGAGCATATCGTTGGCAACCGGGTGACGTTCTTTAACACCAAAAACGGAAAATCCCGTTCGGTTCCTGTGGCGGATTCGGTCGTGCCTCTGATTAAAACCCGTCGAACGGGGTTATTGTATCAGGTTGATTATCTGAAGTTCCGGGAGATTCTTCAGGAGGTGAAACCGGATTTGCCGAAGGGGCAGGCTACGCATGTCATGCGTCATACATTTGCCACACACTTTATGATGAATGGCGGAAATATTGTTACGTTGCAACGAATCCTGGGGCACGCAACGATTCAGCAAACAATGACGTACGCTCATTTTTCGCCGGACTTTTTACTGGACGCGATCAACTTTAATCCGCTGGCTGAAAGTGTCCATAAACTGTCCATCGATTAGTTATAATTTGTGTTAATTTGTTCCCCCTGTTTTGGCTTATTCGTTGAAAAATAAGTAAATCATCAGGGGGAGCAAGAAACGTTAAAGCGCCTGCGGGCGCTTTTTTTGTCTCCCTTTGATACCGAACAATAATTACTCCTCACTTACACGTAATACTACTTTCGAGTGAAAATCTACCTATCTCTTTGATTTTCAAATTATTCGATGTATACAAGCCTATATAGCGACCTGCTATAGAAATAATTACACAATACGGTTTGTTACTGGAATCAATCGTGAGCAAGCTTGAGTGAGCCATTATGAAAACGAAAATCCCTGATGCGGTATTGGCTGCTGAGGTGAGTCGCCGTGGTTTGGTAAAAACGACAGCGATCGGCGGCCTGGCAATGGCCAGCAGCGCATTAACATTACCTTTTAGTCGGATTGCGCACGCTGTCGATAGCGCCATTCCAACAAAATCAGACGAAAAGGTTATCTGGAGCGCCTGTACAGTTAACTGTGGTAGTCGCTGCCCGCTACGTATGCACGTCGTGGACGGTGAAATCAAATATGTTGAAACGGATAATACTGGCGATGACAACTATGACGGCCTGCACCAGGTGCGCGCCTGTCTGCGTGGTCGTTCCATGCGTCGCCGTGTCTACAATCCGGACCGCCTGAAATATCCGATGAAACGAGTCGGGGCGCGCGGTGAAGGCAAATTCGAGCGCATTAGCTGGGAAGAAGCCTACGACATCATCGCGACCAATATGCAGCGCCTGATCAAAGAGTACGGCAACGAATCCATCTATCTGAACTATGGCACCGGTACGCTGGGTGGCACCATGACCCGCTCCTGGCCGCCGGGAAATACCCTGGTCGCTCGCCTGATGAACTGCTGCGGCGGTTATCTGAACCATTACGGTGACTACTCTTCCGCGCAAATTGCGGAAGGTTTGAACTATACCTACGGCGGCTGGGCAGATGGTAACAGCCCGTCGGATATCGAAAACAGTAAACTGGTAGTGCTGTTTGGTAATAACCCTGGCGAAACGCGAATGAGTGGCGGTGGGGTGACTTACTATCTTGAACAGGCGCGTCAGAAATCTAATGCTCGCATGATCATCATCGATCCGCGCTATACCGACACCGGAGCCGGGCGCGAAGATGAGTGGATCCCTATTCGTCCGGGAACAGATGCCGCACTGGTTAACGGTCTGGCGTATGTCATGATCACCGAAAACCTGGTGGATCAGGCATTCCTCGATAAATATTGCGTTGGCTACGACGAGAAAACACTGCCAGCCAGTGCGCCGAAAAATGGTCACTATAAAGCTTATATTCTGGGTGAAGGGCCAGATGGCGTGGCTAAAACGCCGGAATGGGCCTCGCAAATCACCGGTGTTCCGGCAGACAAAATCATCAAACTGGCTCGTGAAATCGGTAGTACCAAACCGGCGTTTATCAGCCAGGGATGGGGCCCGCAGCGTCACGCTAACGGTGAAATCGCAACCCGTGCTATCTCGATGCTGGCGATTCTGACCGGTAACGTTGGTATTAACGGGGGGAACAGCGGCGCGCGTGAAGGTTCATACAGCTTACCGTTTGTCCGTATGCCGACCCTCGAAAACCCGATCCAGACCAGCATTTCGATGTTTATGTGGACCGATGCCATTGAACGTGGCCCGGAAATGACGGCGCTGCGTGATGGTGTGCGCGGGAAAGATAAGCTGGATGTGCCGATCAAAATGATCTGGAACTATGCTGGTAACTGCCTGATTAACCAGCATTCTGAAATCAACCGTACCCATGAAATCCTTCAGGATGATAAGAAGTGCGAGCTGATTGTGGTTATCGACTGCCACATGACCTCATCGGCGAAATATGCTGACATCCTGCTGCCTGACTGCACCGCTTCCGAACAGATGGACTTTGCACTGGATGCATCCTGCGGGAATATGTCTTACGTGATTTTCAACGATCAGGTGATTAAACCGCGCTTTGAATGTAAGACCATCTATGAAATGACCAGCGAACTGGCAAAACGTCTTGGCGTTGAGCAACAGTTTACTGAAGGCCGTACCCAGGAAGAGTGGATGCAGCATCTGTATGCCCAGTCGCGGGAAGCGATTCCTGAACTGCCAACGTTTGAAGAGTTCCGCAAGCAGGGGATCTTTAAAAAGCGCGACCCACAAGGGCATCACGTTGCTTATAAAGCCTTCCGTGAAGATCCGCAGGCAAATCCACTGACCACGCCATCGGGTAAAATTGAGATTTATTCGCAGGCGCTGGCTGACATTGCCGCTACCTGGGAATTGCCAGAAGGCGATGTGATCGATCCACTGCCGATCTACACGCCGGGCTTTGAAAGTTATCAGGATCCGCTGAACAAACAGTATCCGCTGCAGCTTACGGGTTTCCACTATAAATCTCGCGTTCACTCAACTTACGGCAACGTTGATGTGCTGAAAGCGGCTTGCCGTCAGGAAATGTGGATCAACCCGCTTGATGCCCAAAAACGCGGTATCAACAACGGCGATAAAGTCAGGATCTTTAACGATCGTGGTGAGGTTCATATTGAGGCGAAAGTGACGCCACGAATGATGCCGGGTGTGGTCGCACTGGGTGAAGGTGCCTGGTATGACCCGGATGCAAAACGTGTCGATAAGGGCGGTTGTATCAACGTACTGACCACTCAACGTCCGTCTCCTCTCGCTAAGGGGAATCCGTCACATACAAACCTTGTTCAGGTTGAAAAGGTGTAAGGAGTAACCGATGACAACCCAGTATGGATTTTTTATTGATTCCAGCCGTTGCACCGGTTGCAAAACCTGCGAGCTGGCCTGTAAAGACTATAAAGATCTGACGCCGGAAGTCAGCTTCCGCCGCATTTATGAATATGCTGGCGGTGACTGGCAGGAAGATAACGGTGTCTGGCATCAGAACGTGTTTGCCTACTATCTGTCGATTTCATGTAACCACTGCGAAGATCCGGCTTGTACTAAAGTCTGCCCGAGTGGTGCGATGCATAAACGTGAAGATGGTTTTGTTGTAGTCGATGAAGATGTGTGCATTGGCTGCCGCTACTGCCATATGGCTTGCCCGTATGGCGCACCGCAATATAACGAAACGAAAGGCCATATGACCAAATGCGATGGTTGTTATGACCGTGTTGCGGAGGGGAAAAAGCCGATCTGTGTTGAATCTTGCCCGCTGCGGGCGCTGGATTTCGGCCCTATCGACGAGCTGCGTAAAAAACATGGCGATCTGGCGGCCGTTGCGCCGTTGCCGCGAGCTCACTTTACCAAACCGAATATTGTGATCAAACCCAATGCCAACAGCCGCCCGACCGGGGATACCACTGGCTATCTGGCAAACCCGAAGGAGGTGTGAGATGGGAAGTGGATGGCATGAATGGCCGCTGATGATCTTCACGGTCTTCGGGCAATGTGTAGCGGGTGGTTTTATCGTTCTGGCTTTGGCGCTGCTCAAAGGCGACCTGCGAGCAGAAGCCCAGCAGCGTGTTATTGCCTGCATGTTTGGTTTATGGGTGCTGATGGGCATTGGCTTTATCGCCTCTATGCTTCATCTTGGTTCACCGATGCGCGCCTTTAACTCGCTCAACCGGGTAGGGGCTTCAGCACTCAGTAACGAAATCGCCAGCGGTTCGATCTTTTTTGCTGTTGGTGGCATCGGCTGGTTGCTGGCAATGCTGAAAAAGCTGTCACCGGCATTGCGTACGCTGTGGCTGATAGTGACGATGGTTCTTGGCGTCATCTTTGTCTGGATGATGGTGCGTGTGTATAACAGCATTCATACCGTTCCGACCTGGTACAGCATCTGGACGCCGATGGGCTTCTTCCTGACGATGTTTATGGGCGGCCCGTTACTGGGTTACCTGTTGCTGAGTCTGGCTGGCGTCGATGGCTGGGCGATGCGTCTGCTGCCAGCCATTTCTGTACTGGCACTGGTAGTGAGTGGTGTGATGTCAGTGATGCAGGGCGCAGAGCTGGCGACTATTCATAGTTCTGTGCAGCAGGCCGCAGCGCTGGTGCCGGACTATGGTGCGCTGATGTCCTGGCGGATCGTGCTTTTGGCTGTTGCCCTGTGTTTGTGGATTGCACCACAGCTAAAAGGTTATCAGCCTGCGGTTCCGCTACTATCCGTCTCATTCATTCTGCTTCTGGCAGGAGAATTAATCGGCCGCGGCGTATTCTATGGTTTGCATATGACCGTGGGGATGGCCGTCGCAAGCTAATCAGTAACAACCCGGGGTGTGACCCCCCCCCCCTTTTTTTTTTTTTTTTTTTTT